TCCAGCGGAAGTTACTTTCTCTTTCACAGCCCGTAATTGAACCAATATTCTGCCACCATACGGTGCCATCAATGGGTCGATTGTTGGGAATGCTTCTGCAAGCGTCTGTTCGATATCATTCGACATCTTTATCCTCTTCTGATAGTAAGTTGATTAAAATTTCCAAGGCTTCTTGCAAACCTTGATTTTGGCCAACCAAGCGCTGATAAGATTCGAAATTGACGCAGTTGCCGTTTACCAGCGACTCTGCAATTTCATTCTGTCGGCGCTTGATGCCGTTTATGAGATCGTTTGGGGTTACCATTAGCGACCTCGAGCTACACCTTTTCTACCGACCGCAATAGCGATCATAAGTCCAGGTTTCTTCGCACCGCCACCTTTTTTCAGGGTTGCGATTTTTGCTTTACCAGCATTGAAGTCGACACCTACATTCTTTTTGTCGCCCATTGCTGGTAAATTTGCTGCTGCGGATTCGGAAACAGCACCGCCATTGGCGTAGCGTTTCACTTTACCGCCTTTTTTCATTACGTTACCTTCTGTAATTCCCATAGCCATTTTCTTATGGGCATTGATTGCTTCAGTCATCGTTTTCTCCTAGGGTTGAACTGGTGGTTGGGGCATTTGTTGAGTTGCTTGGTCAGCCATAGCAGCTGCTTGCTGTTGGGCTGCTGCTTGTTGCTCAGCCATTGCTTGTCGTTCTAATTTATCTCGTTCAAACTGCTGTTCCATCGTCATGACATTGATGTCGTGAGTTATTTCCGCAGCTTTCATTTGCTCGTCAGTGACGATCTTGGCTTGCTTTGCTTCCTTGTCATCTAATTGCTTTTGTTGACGCAATTGTAAATCGATCTGATCGTAGGTTGCCTTGCGCTGTGTTTCTGCCATCTGAGTTTGGGTAATTGCTTGAATCTCAGGAGGCATAGGTTGCTGACTCTTCATCTTCTGCACCATCTCGAGCGCCTGTTGCAATGCAGGGATAATCGTTTCCGCAATTGTTGCAGCGTCTTGGTGCACGTGCTTACCAGCAGCAGCTATTAACTTTTGCGCTTCTTGCATAATTGGCTCGACCTTCAAGACGTTGAATGGGCGATCGAGCGCAGCGGAAGTGTATCCGTCGACTTGGTTCAAATACCAAAGTGTTAAGTGTTGCTTCATGTGCTCCAAGAACGCAGGCACGAATGTGGGCGCCATAATTGGGTTGGAGCCATACATCGGATCTTTGAAATAGTCCAAGTGCGTAATCATGTGAGCCAACTGGTCTTGGATCGGGAACGCACCGACTGGCTTGCCGATTGTCATTGCCACATTCTCGAGCGCAGGGTTCATATCCTTTACATCTTGTGGGTCTGGCAACACTTCGTTTATATCTGGCAACTTTATTTGCTTAAGTATCCGCTTCTCAACAGCGAGTCGATTATACAAATCAGGGTTAGCAGCGGCACGAGCAGCCAAGGTTTGAATTTGTGCATAGCGCTGGCTTTCTGCAAAGATGTGTGGATCAGAAACAGGGATAACATCTGGATTGGAGATAAAATCGTCAGCGCTTATTTCCAAGTCTTCAACAACTTCGTTCTTGCGTTGCTCGTCCAAATACCAACGATTGAGTCGACCGAGCACCTTGAACACCCTGCGTTGCGAGTCGTGCAAGCGTGCATGAATCGAGCTAAACACAGCAGCGCCTTGTTCGATTAATGCTTGCGTTGTGCCCACTGGCGCATTCGCAGTTACATTAGCGATCTTCTCTTCGGAAGTAGTAACAACACCCTTAGCTGCATCGGTTAGCCAACCTAACAGCTGCATCAATACTGGCGAGGGTTGGTTGAACGGCACTGGCATCGCGATCTTGCGCACGTCGTCCACTCCTGGAGCACCTTCAATTTCCGTGACCTGAGTTGGTTCGATTGTTAGCGACTGACCAGAGATCTTGCCACCTTTCAACTTCAACATTGTCGGAGCAGTAGCGATATGCGCTGAGTCCAACAACGCACGCAATGCACCTGTTAGCGCAGCACTCAGCCCACCAATAAGGTGAGGCAAGCCAATAGCATAAGCGCCTCGCCAAGGAATGAACTTGAATTCAATAATGTGGTCGAGCTTGGTAAGTGTTTCATCGCCATCCTCCCAGTTGCGGTAAAGTCCGACCACCTCACGCTCGTTTTCGTCAATCATCAAGACGTAAGGTGCTCGCTCGGCTTTGGTGAGTTTGTCACCTTCGAGTTGCATAAAGGTTTGAATGTGGTAAACTCGACGGATGCCGTCGATGTTATTGCTCTTCGGATTACGACCTTCGATCTTGTCGTTGGCTTTCTCAGGCTTTGTCTCTTCGGGCATCTCGGACGAGATGTATGCGTCGATGTCTTTATACAAGCCTGACTCAACTCGGATTTCGAATTGTTCTTGCGTGATGTCTTGGAATTCTGTAACACGCTCTGCAGTGTAAAAGTTACCAGCTGCGAAAGGTAAGTAGATATTGTCGATAGGCACAAACTCAGCGCATGGGCGCTTCTTCGTTTCGTCCCACCACATCTTCATATACTGCGAACCGCCGAGTGGGAGCTGAGTGAGCATCTGCTCTTGCTCGTCTCGGTACTCTTCGATCTGCTCAGTCAACTGCCAATTCATGTAGTCACGCTTGCGCTCTGCCTTGGCGACTTTCTCTTCGGTTACCTCACCGATGATTTTCGTCTTCACTGGTCCATCGGGTGGGAACAATTCCTTGATCGCACGTGCAGCAAAGTCTACGCAAGCCTCAGCCATCACAGGGTGCACAACTTTACTTGCGCCCATGAACTGTGCGCCTCCAGGAGCGTCATGTCCTAAGCCAGTGCGACGCAGTCCTTCTTCGTATTGCTTGTCACGCTCTTCACGTGCTTCTTTGTCTTTGTCGATTAGGTCCAAATACTTCAACGCAATCTTGCTCAGCTCCCAGCTGTCCAACTCTTCAGCCATGTTGGCGTAGAAGTCTGGATTGTCTTCTGGACCTTTTAGGTCTTCCATGCGTACGATTGCCGAGCCATCAGGCAACTCTTCAACTTCGGATTCTTTCTCTTCTCCGTCAAACAACTCGAAAAGTGACTCGTCACCTTCCAAGTTTTGCTCTACTTCGTTTTCTAGCGGATCGACGAAACGATTGTAGTCTTGCGGTATTGGCATTTCAGTAGCCATATATTATTTCCTTTTAATCCAATTGTCTGGTGTCATGCGATGCTTTTCAACAAAGTCGTCATGCAATTTCTTCGGTGCAGTTTTATGCCGTTTCGATATCTCGGTCATAAGTTCGTCGATAGACTGGTAGTCGGTCTTCGGTAACTTCGGCAAGTTAGACTCTAGACTTCGCACTGCACCACCTTTAGCGAATTGTCTTCTGTATTGCAAGTTAGCGCCAAGCACAGGCTTACCACCTTGCGCAGGTTGCATAACATTCACCCCAGCGAACCCATTACCACCGAGCGGAACTCCGTAGCCAGCTTGGTAGCCTGTCACTTGTGCAGGCATTTGCGGAGAGCGCATGCCTTGCACTCCAACGTGTGCCATTCCTGGACCAACAGGAGTGCGGTAAGATAAGTCGCCCATGTAGGTGTCTGGTGATTGTCCCAACTTGGTGACTCGCCCACTCACCATACCGCCCATCACAGGTGTGCCATACTCGCCATAAAGATTCGTGCGTGCAGCTGGCGCTTGAGCATTCGGGATGTCGCTACGTGCTGGCGCTTGATGCCGTTGTAAAGCGAACTTCATGTAGTCCTGCTCAAACTGCTTAACAATCCCTGACTCGGTCGTCTTGGAGTTGTCGGGATTGTCCATTGTGCGAGAGTAGAACTGCATCGATGGGTCGTCGTTGGAAGCAGAAACACCACCACCATCTTTGTAGCCTTCTGGTGTTGGTCCACGCACATCATTGACTAAGTCGCTAAAATCAGAAGCGTGGACAAAACGATCCATGTTCGGGTTAGCAGCTTTGACTTTTTCGTAAAGTTCAGCACTGTTCACAACGCCAAAGTCGCCACCATAGTTGTCGTTTAAAAAACTAACAGCGGACTTTTTATTGCTTGTGTCAATTAAGTCCACGTAGTCTAAGTCATGAACTCTGCCAATGTTGGGCTGGGTGTTCAAGAAGTCACGAACCATCTCACGATACTTGTCGGTGACTGGTCCATTGGACTTGCCTTTTATTTGCGTAATGTCGACTGTTTCGTAAGCATTATCTTTAGCCCACTTTTCGGCTTTTTGAATCTCGCCACCACGCACGTAATTCAAATACTCAGGACTATTCAGTTTGTAGCCAAGGTCGTTTGCTTCTTGAATCGACTCTTTAGCGAATTGTTCAGCAACTTCAGGAGGCACGGATGCGGGACGTTCAACTCCAGGAGTGCCTTCAATTGTGACGTGCGGTTTATTCTTTTGGTCACGCAGCGTGAAGATACGAGATTGGCCACTGATTACGTCGTCGCAGTAACCACCGACGCAGTGTCCCATCAACTCACCTTCGTTCTTGAGTGCTTTGTCTAAAACGTCTCTGGCTTGGTCTTGACCTTCAACGCTCGACGGCATCTTGAGCTCGTGCCACTTGAACCCCTCTTTGTATTCTTTGATTGGAGGGAAATTCTCCATGCTCTTGGCAGCTGCTTTTTCAATTTGCTCAGTGCGCCAGTCGTTGATTTTGGCGACTCGCTCGATCGCCTGTGGCAATGTGACTTTGTCCAGCGCTTCAGGCTTCAAGCGTAAGTGCTGTGGCAGGTCTGAGTCAGGACGGATCGCATTGCGGAGTTCGTCCATGAGGTGGTCAAATCCTAACTCTCTGGTCATCTGGTCGCTTGAACCAGCGTGGTAAACTTTTGTTTCAGGTGAAACATTTTTCAGCCAAGGATTTTGATTCAATCTAAGCTGCGAAATGTCATATGCACTGGGACTCTCACCTTGTTTGATTAGAGTTCCTGCAGACTTGCTACGCACAGCTTGGTCAGAACGATTCTCCCAGTCACGACCAGCAGGTGTCTTAGCAAAACCTTCCTCGGGAAGACCTGCTTTCACTCGTTGCTCTTTAAGCCAGTGCACAATGGGGAATGGTTCTTGTGAAAGATTTTGAATGTGTGACACGCCCCGATCTGCAAGCTCACGCACAGGGTCGTTCGGGGTCGCCATTTGATTGCGGATGTATGGTGTGATCTTCTTGTCGACAAAGTTGTTTAGGTAATGGCTTGGTGTTTTGCCCTCAACCAACGCTTTGTATTCTTCGGGGTGGTTTGCTTTTATCCAACTCCAAGTGTCTTTCCCGTAATTCATTGAGTGCTGACCTGTGCCACGGAAGTATGCGTTGTAGCCTTCGTCAATGCTCGGATAATTGTAGCGAATGAAATTGCCTTCTGTTTGAGTGATTTGTCCTGGGGTGTCGTAGAACATTTCTGGTGTTTTGGTTTTTAAAGGACGCAACGAGTCTTCAATCGAATCAGCGATCCAGTTTCCACCCTTTTCAGGCTTCACAGCGAACATTACTGGGTTAGGCGCCAAAGCGTTGGGAAGTCCTGGAACCAGCGAATCACCTGCGAGCATTCGCTTGTTCATCGTTTCGCCGACTGCCTTGAGCGCTGGCTTGCCGATATTTCTTGCAGCTCCGACGACAGCGAATGGGTCGACGATTGGACCAACGACATTGCTACCCAACTTGGTCGCCACATTCTCTGTGTGGCCACCCATCTTGGGCATCATGTTGACGTATTCTTCGGTGGTGAATGGCGCTGGCGCTCTGCCCAACACATCACGAACACCAGCTGGTAAGCGTGGCGTGACATAGTCACGCAACAGCTCGTTCACGTCGCCGACGACTCCAGGAATCGACGCCACAGTGCCTTTTGCAGCACCATAGAGCATGGGCGCCAATCCGTGGGTAAATGCGTAACTTAACTTGGCTTGATCTGCTGGCATTGTCCGACCAGGACGATTCGGAACAGGCACTCGGTTCTGCTGGGCAAGCGCCAAGCGCATTTCGTCAGGGGTCGGATTAGACGGCATACGGATTCACCCTCTTCGGTTTTGTCTCGTCGACGTATAGGTCGCTGTTGTCTGGTACATAATCAATCGTTAAGAATCCAATGTCCCGTAATATTCGCAATGCCTGCGAGGTGCTGTCCACCAAGTCGTCGTGGCGCACTTCGGGGAATGAACAGATTTGATTAATCAGCGGTTCACACCAATCCCTTGCGCACCCAGCCTTCTTTGTAGATTCTGGTAAGTATACTCTGCCTTTAGCAATTATAGGGGAAATAATATTTAAGCGCATCATCTTGTCAGCTTTACCAGGATTGTAAGCACGAACATTTAGCCCTGTGCGTTGCAAATCTTGGATTAGCGAAATGCCAGCAGACTTATCCTCGATCAAGATCAAGTCAACTTTTTTGCCATGACCGAACTCGTCTGGGTCGCCATAAATCGAGCTGGCTTCTTCGATGACACGTGGACGCAGCTCGGGATATTGCAGATACTCTGTCCAGCAGTCGATGAGCATCACACTCATAGGCTTGTCGTCGTTGGGCTTGAAAACTCCCCACACAGTGCATGCCGTTGGGTCGTTGTGCGTCTTCTCGGAAGTTGCACAATCATACGACTGCACAATGTATTGAAACTGTGGCAGTGGTTTCTCCGAGTCCCACAATCGGAACCAGTCCC